TTCTTTTGGAACTTGCCCTATATCTTGAACTGTTCCCAATCCTTGATCTCCACCGTCCATTGGCATTCCTGTCATTGGATCCATTGGTGGTGGAATAATTCCAAGTTGTTTTTCAAGATCAATTTGCATATCAATTTCGATAAGTTCTTCATCAGTTTGACGGAGAACCTTCCTTCTTACATAATCAACAGAATAATATTTACCAATATAAGGTTCAACTTGTGCTAATAGAGTAATTCTTCCATTCATCAACTCAGTTTCTTTGAGTTCCGCAAAATGATTGTCATATAAGAAATCATATTGAATATGATCACTCATATACTCCCAATCTTCTGGAGTTACAACATTCTTGAGAATAAGTTGAGTCTTCAACATATCATGAAAAATTTGACTAAATCTTTTCCTTAATCTTCCAACAAACTTGGAGAACATCAATTCATCACGAAGAATTTCTGATGATCTACCTAAATTGAATCCATCCCCAGCACCAATTCTGGATTCTGGAACGTTCAATGAACGATAAAGTTTCTTTTGGAAATACTCAACGTCAGTGAGTTCTCCAAGATTTTGCCCGCCAGGAAGAGTTGTGATTTCTTACGATAACGACTCATAACTTCACGAAGGTATTGTTCTGCTTTTACCTTAGGAAGATTACCAACATCGATGTAAAAAATTCTTCTTTCTGGTGCTCTTGAAAGTCTGTAGATGACAAGACTATCTTCAATCATTCTGAGTTGATTGAGAGCCTTAATTGCTTTATGAAGATATGATAAAGTAGCTTGTTTGTTTCTATCAACTAATCCAGAGGTAATGTATGTGATTGCATCTTTTGCAATTTTAATTCCCTTTCCATATGCACTTCCAACTTGCATACCACCAGAAGCTTGAGGATTATAAACAAAATACTCATCAACATTTGGAGACTCAAACATTGTGAGTTCTTTTGCTGGATCTTGATTTACATAGGTTAGATTGCCAGCATCATTGATTGCTCTCTTTTTAAGTTCACGAACAAACTTAATTTTTAATGCATCAATATATCTAACTTCTTTAATTCCTTCTTCTGGATGTTTTAAATCAATGACTTTATGGTAGAAAATTCTTCCGTCAACATACCAATTTCTAAAGATCTCATGGGCTTTTTTATCAAAATCCATAATTTCTTTGATGTATTTAAACTCCTGTCTAATAATATTTTTGATGTTATTATCAACATCTAGATTGGAGAGTTCAATTTCAACTGGAGAATCATTAAGATCTGCAACAATTGCTTCGTTTACAACATGTTCAATTGCAGTATCACACTCTGGGTGCAAAGACATCTCACGATATCTTTTTAACAAATCATATTCGGTTCTATAAACACCTTCAATATCTACATATTGCCCATAAAAGCTACTTGCAACATAAAAATCAGAACCGTCCTCATTGTTTTTGGGGACGGGACTGATCGTAGTTGGAGATTTTACTTCACCGCTTTGAATGTTGAAACCGAACAACTTAGACATTATAATTTGACTATTAAATCTACTGATCTATTTAGGTTATTAGTTTAGATCCTTTGCACCATTAGCGCCTGCCTTAAATGCTTCCCACCACTGGAGTTGGAAAGTTACATTGTATTCTTCAATGGAATCTGTGCTGTCATATGAAAGATCGATTGAACTGACTTCAGTTGGGAAAGCACCATACATTTTGTAAGATCTTAAAATTGGAACATTTCCACTTGTTCTTCCACTTTTAAAAGCAGCTCTTCCAAGTTGATGAACTAAAAGATCTTCTTGATAGGAAGTTGGATTGATATATCCAGAGGTATCAGAGTGCTTGTTGATTCCATTCATCCACTTTTCAAACATTCTTCTGATTGCAAAATCAGTATCGTTAATAACTGTGATCGTCCATGCATCAAATGTGCGATCTCCAGCAATGTTTAAAACTCTTCCTCTAAATGGAACAGGAATTGTTCCTAAAGTAGATGCTGGAAGTGCTGCAGTTTTGACAAGCATTCTAAGTTTGTCATTAAAATCACTTACTCCATCTGGTTTAGCCCAGGTTGGAACTGGAATCACACATTCAAATAAATTAGGTCTGGCTCCACCTCCAGTTAATTTGGACTTGAACGAGTCTAAAGTTCTGCTTTTTAATGGAATGTTTTGGTTTGACATTTTTTAGTTCTCCTTTAAATTAGAATCTGCCAACAACTTCTTCAAACGAGATTCCTGTTCTCGTTGCGATAAATGTCAATCCAATGAAGTTAATTGAACGAGCAGGTTTTATATAAACTTCAGCAACAAATTCATTGCGATCAATCACATCTGGAGTATTATTTGTATCATCGCAAACAAGTAAGAAATCACTTATTCCTCTCTTAGCTTCAACATCTCTTAAGTATGGTTCAACTTGTGAGACAAATGAAGTTCTTGTGAACTCATCATTGAATTCAAAGAGGAAAGTTTTTGCAATGTTAGAAATTGTTTGCTCAAGTTCAATGAACAATCTTCTAACATTGATTCTATCAAATGCAGAAACAAAAGTTTGAGCTGTCTTATCTCCAAACAAGATCACTCCACCACCAACAGAATTGATAATTGGGTTCACTCTATTAATATAGAGTTCATCTCTTTGGGTTTGATTTGGATTATAAGCAAGTTTTATTACATTTTTTAGTGTTCCTCTAGAAGAACCTGCAGGCGAATACCAACTTTGAGATTCAATAGATGTCTTAACCATCAATCCAGCAATGTCACCATTGCAAGGGATGTATCTGAATTTGCTTGAAAATCTGTCAAAGATATATTTGTAACCAGAGTCAAATACTGCAAAAGAACTTGAATCAATATCATTGAAGAAATCAACAATATTATCAGTTTGAGTTTCTGAATTAGTTAATCCAACTACTCCATCTCTAAATGGTGAGATGGTTACAATGCAGTCTTTTCTTAATTCTGCAATTGAAATGAGTTTATTTGCTAAAGCTTGACTCTGTTCTTTTGTTGTTAGTGATGGGCCACCCAAAATAAAGTTAAGTGGTTCTGCAGTTTCATCTGAAATAACATCATAAGCATCACTTAATCCCTCTATGCTAGCAGCAAATCCGTTAGTATAGTTGATACCACCAACTAAATTAAATGTCTTATTTCCAAGAACATTATAATTTACATCATTTGTTGATGCTTCTGTTCCCCAAACCCCACTTGCAGTTGAAATTCCGGCTTTAGATGGAGTTCCATTTTGGGGAAATCCAGCATAGATATATTTTGATCCTGTTGCAATTCTTTCTTTATAATATAGTGTCTGTGAAGAAAGAACCGCGTCTTTTGCTTTAGATAGATTGGTAAATTTCTCAACAATATTACCAACTGTTCCAGTTACAGATCCCGTATCATCAGCGACTACAATATGAAGCGAATCATTATAGGATCTTCTATTTTTTGCATATGAACTTGAAACTGGTTTTGGCGCAATTGATTTCCAATAAACAGTTGAATTATTTAAACCTAAAGTTTGTTGATTATACCAATCAACAATAGTTTTACCAGAAGCAGTTCCTAAATCGTAAGTATCTACAAAGATTGTTCCATCTGAGGTTTTAAGTGCATAGTTACTTTTCAATTTATATTGAACAGCAGTAGAAACTCCAGAAACAGTTGAGTATGTATTCCACTTAACTGAAATTTCAGATGAACCAATTGCAGTTAAAGTTCCTTGAAGAACAGTATTTGTATTCCAGGAAGAAGTTGTTCCAACTCCAATAGTAGTTCTTGAACCACTCAACTGACAAGTAACTGCCATTCCAACAGTCAATGATGAGGTGGAAACACCAGATACATTTTGATCTGCTAAATCATCAATAACACATATTTTTAAGTTATTTGCCCAAGTTCCTGGATGTTTTGCTGCCCATTCCCATCCAGTATCATTTGCATGATTTACAGTGTAGTCTGAAAAATTTTGAATATCTAAAGAGATTGATGTAGTCGAACCTACACCAACGTTTGCAGAATTTAAAGTTGCACCAGAAGCTCTAATAACCTTTAATACGCCACCATACGCTAAGTAAGCTTCTGCGACATGATAATAATCACTTTGATTATTTGTGGTTACAGGCCTTCCGAAGATTTCAATTAATTCGTTTTCGTTTCTAATTAAAACTGCTTCATTGACTGGGCCTTTTCTAAAGGGCCCTGCTATCGCTGCAATAAACTGATTTTGTTGTAAAGTTGATCCCTTTGTGAGATCAATTTCTTTTAAAGTAATTCCTGGGGAACATTTAATCTATAAGATATTTATAGAAATATTATTTTTAACGATACTCCCACATGTAAGCTCGATCACCATACTCATCTAGCTTCCATACATCACCAGAGTTGTCTACAAAGGTATTTTCATGATCATCTAAACCGTCTAAAATAAATCCAAAGGGAGCCATGTCTTGTTCGATCTGGTTCTTTTGTTCCTCATAGATGCGTTTACGAACATCATTCTCAGTCATCTCCTTAAAGTAAGGTTGAACAACTAACCAAGAGAAGATCACAAGACACATTGATAAGTCATCATTTGCACCTTCTTCAGCTTCAAATGATTGATTCTTTTGAATAAAAGTTGTCAGTTCCGAAATGATATCGTAATCATTGAACATTAACTTGTCATCTTCTACCAAAGTCTTGAGGTTTGAACATCCAATCTTTTTGACTGTCTTTGACATCTTCAATCCAAGTTGAGATTTATTGCCAGAGAATCCTT